ATAATAATAAAAGATATTAGGATATTTCTGTCTCGCTTTGTCTGGATTTGATGCAAATTCGTCCTTAATTCCAGCAATTACATCATAGTTAAACGGATTTTCCTTAGTTCTATCATCATATTTTAACCCGTTATCTTCATTCCACTGATACATAAAGGCTCGTCCAACTTCATCAATTATGCTCTTATCTGCAAGTGTTCCAAAAGATGGAACTTTTGCAGTTTTAGCAATACCAAAACGATTAATGATATATTCAAAAATTCTAGGTCTGTCTTCAGTAATAACATCAACGTCGATATCGCCAACCTCTTTTCTATCCTCGTTGGCGAATCTTGAGAATACTGTATGCCAAGTTTCAGGGTTGAGGTCAATAACATCTGTCACATAAGCAACTCTTGAGCCACCAACAGAGCCTCTGGCATTACCAACCGCTATATCATTTTCTTTACACCAAGATATCAGCTCTGACATAGAGAGCATAAATCCATCCATTTCGATTTTCTTAAATACTCTCTGCTCTTCCTCAAGGGCGGTCTTAAATGCTTCGACCTGCTCTTGTGGGATAATGCCTTTATCAACCTTTTCTTTAAATTTGCGGTCAATAGTCTCTCTGAACATTCTATTATCTTCTTCTCGACTACCATAAAGAATAGGATATTTTAAAGATGTGTCGAGTTTAAAGTCTTCTACGCTATCAGCCATGACATTTGTATTCTCGATAGCCTGTAAGTATATTGATTCAGGTAAACAGTCTTGTTCCTTAAAAGCTAAAACTAACTCGTCGTAAGTTTTATATGTAAGGTCAAAGGCGTCTTCGTCGCCGTATGACTTACGCTTTGCTTTTAATAAGATTGTTCTACATTCAGCCTTGTATTTATTAAGACTATGAGTGTCAGTCCCTGCTATAAGTGGCTTATTATATTTTTTTGACAATGTTGCAAGATGAACATTATAAACCTTTTGGTCTGGGTGGTTGTGCGGTTGAATCTCCAAATAATCATAATGTTTTACCAACTTTTCATATACAGGGTGAGAAATTGGTAGTTTATTTAGCGGAGATGCAAGACAAGCACTTATCTTTATTACATTTGAAGACAGTTTGAAGAATTCATCAAAAGTCATTCTGTTTGTGTAATAGAAATGGTCATCTTGACAAGATATGGAGACGGCTTTAAGTAATTCCTTAATGCCGTCATAGTTTTTAGCAATCAAAATTGTATGATAATTATCTCTTACCTTCTCATCAATAGTTTCTGTGAGATATATTTCAACACCCATCAAGAACTTAATCCCGATTTCGTCACAATACATTTTTTTGGAAACCCACCCCATTGGTTTACCATGCTCAGTAGAGGCGATTGCCGTCTGACCTAATTCTTTCGCATAGTTAGCATAGTCTTCAAACTTTGTGCAACTATCTAAGAGCGAATAATCGCTATGTAAATGATAATTTATATAATTTTTCAAGCAATCACCTCCTAATTTCCCCGAATACCTCGCCCGTATTGTCTATCAAGCACTCAGGCATTGGTAAAGGGTTTGTATATTGAGTACCATCCCACCCATATTGGTGGTCGTATTCTTCATAATTGGTAAAGAATCTTCTTGAAGCTGGGGCGTAATGTATGCCAGTCTCAAAGTTTGCTTTACCTGTTAATCTATCTTTTATAACATTAAGCACGACAGAATATTTTGCATACTCTGTTGGTTTATCTGTGTTTAAACTGTCTTTTTCTTTTTTAGTGATACGTCTTAAACCAATAGCTCTATGAGCAAGATTTATAATGTTTGAACTACCTGCGATATTATACATACCAATATTTTCTCTGTAATCCTGTGTCTTATTAGGGTGACATACAAGCACAACGCATACCTTATATTTCATACTGAACTGAATTAGCCAATTTACAAACTCGGTCTCTTTCTCATTTTTATTACTTTCATTTGCTCCCAAATCAATTGTCATAAGGTTATCTAAAATTAGGAGACGAGAGCCATATCTTCTAACAGACGTTTCCATACTCTCCTTAATGCTTTCTGCATCGTTTGGATAATCATCTCTGTATATCTTAAGTCGATTTGCATAATACTCATCAATCATCTGTCTCGCAAGAGGCATAACTTTATAGTATTTACCCCCCGTTTCCGACTGGTATTCTTTAAGGTTTCTTTCGCCAGACAAGAGGTGAACAAGCCAGTTTTTACTCATCCAAGATGGTAACTCTTTACTATAAAGCCAACAGTCGCATCCTTGGTCTAATGCTTGAGCGATAAACTGATTTAATATAGAGGTTTTGCCCGCCCCCGGCGTGCCAGAAATGATATTAAAACTACCATAAAAGAATCGCATTAGCTCTTTGTCAACCTCATTAAGACCAAGCGTAATACCATCAATTTCAGACATATCCATTTCTTTAATATCAGAAAAATCTTCTACTGAAGGAACTGGACTATCCTGAGCGTGAGTAATTACTTCTAAAACTTTATCTTTACCACATCTTACGAGATATTCATTTATATCTTTGATGTGTACTTTATTATTGTTTATCTCAACTACACTCGGCAAATTAACGATTTTACATCTCCAAGAGCCAAGTCTTGGCACTACGGTTTTTACATACTTATCTCCGCTTTCGTCATTGTCGTAAGCAACAATGATTTCTTCAAACTGTTCAAGCCATTCCCAGTTCTCGTCTAGCCAGTGCAGGTTGCCATCGCCAAGAGGGATGCTTACTGCATTTGTAAAGCCACTCTCAATTGCTGCAAGGCAATCGCCCTCGCCTGTAGTGATAAGAAGTGGCGAATTGACATTGATTTTGTTCATATTGTAAAGAAGGGGTGTTGTATCTGAATTCTTTAAACACCAAGTCTTTATTTCGCCTTGACGGATAGCTTTGCTTGGTCTTACTTTACACATTGTCAATACGTCGTTTGTATCGTAATACTGAAATAACGCATTGCCCTCTTTATCTTGCTGAACATCTGCATAGTCGATAGTCTCTTTTGAAATGCCACGCTTTGCCCAGTATTCATAAACTTTTTTCTTGTTGTCGGCGTATTCCGGCTTTGGATATCTGTACTGACTTCTTGTTTTAACACCGACTTCACCAAGAGCATATTTAATGTCGGCTAAATCAAAGAGTTTCTGTACGGCTTGCATGTAGGTCATACCCTTATGCATAAACACATCAAGGATATCGTAGTTCCTGCCACAAGCACCAAAGCAGTGAAAATTCAGCGATTTTTCATTCCAGATGAACGAAGGAGTATCTTCCTGATGGAACGGACAACAACATTTCATATTTCTTTCATCAAAATCTTCAATGCCAAGCTCTTCGGCAATAATAAAAGCCATTTTTGTGCCGAGTTTTTCTTTGGCTTTAGTTATGTATTTTGAATCAATTAGCAACTTATCACTCCTCCCCTGTCAATTCTTTTTTAATTTTGTCAATATCATTCATCGAAACATAAACCCCGTCCGTAGTGCCAAATGACAAACATTTATCCAATCTATCAAACACTATTTTCATACCGTTGTGCATTTCTCGGTCAATACACTTATCGCACTTATCATCGAGCATATTTTCTAATCTTTCGATAGTTTTGTTTGCTTCTTTAACCGCATCGTTCCATCCTCTACAATAATCCGAAGATATACATTGCGACACAGTTAACGTGTTAATTTCGTTTATAGCCATCGAATCACCTCTATAATATTATTCTCTATTCTTTTTGTAACAACGGCTACGATTACAATAAGACCTAACTCCGCAAAGTTCGTTACAGAAAAAATCATCCTTCTTAAAGTCTTTGAGTTTCTTGCCTTTTTTCTTCCATAAAACAGTGATTTTATCGTCGAATTTGTTGTCTTTTTTGATGTTTTCAATGGTATTTTTGAACCAAAATACCGCTTTTTCAAGGTTTTTCTCGTCAAATTCAATGGTTACAACGTCATTTGCTCTGAACATATTAAAGATTAAGTGTGACGGGAATTCTCCGTACTCCGCCTTTATGTATAAAGCATACAAATATAACTGTCTTGCATACTCTTCTCTTTCTTCATCATTCTTAAATTTTGATTTTGATTTATGGTCAACGACAATATATCTGCCAGTATTTTTATCTTTAACGATTAAATCTATAAATCCTATAAAAGTATTACCCTCTATATCAAGGTGGATTTCTCGTTCACTTTCAATGAGCTCCCAGTTATCAGGAAATCCCTCCCAATTTTCAAAATATTCTTTGCCTTTATCGTGATAACTCTCCCCTAAATCTACATATTTATTAGGGGGAAATTTAAGAGTGACTTTCTCGTCATACTCTTTTTCGTAAATCTCACCCATTTCATACAGTTCTATCTCGCCATCAACATATCTTTCAAACAAACTATGCCCATGACTTCCCCACTGTGCAAAAGCATTCTGGTCTTTCGTAAGTGGTGGGTCTTGTAAGTATGACAAATAAAAGCACTTTGGACAATTTTCATAGCTATTTACACTTGAAAACGACCATGTTTTATCGTCAAGCATAAAGTCAATTCTATATCTTTCAATCTTATCTATCTTAATTTTTATCAACTCCTTCATCCTCTGAAGATAAGAATAAACAAAACTCTACTACGGCATCAGCAAAACTCATATACTTGTGTTTATACCTACTATACACACGCCCGTCACTTTCCAAAAAATAATATTGTTTGCCAAAATAAGCAGAGGTTATTAATTCAAAAATCTCCCACTTCGCATCATATGATTTATCTTTAAAACCTCCCATTTGCTACACCTCGATTTCGCTTAACCAATTAGCAAAAGATTCAAGTCTTTCATCTGTAACAAGTATCCAACCAGCGCACCAAACATCTTCAGAATATGCCTCATATAACTCTTCGACCTTTTGTGGCTTTATGCTTAACTGCCCGTTGGTATTAAGATAATTTAATATTCTTTCCATGTCTTCAGGAAATCTATAATCATTTTCACAATTAGGAATATAAGCTCTCATATTTCCTCCTTATATAATTAAAGGGCGGTTGTTACACCGCCCAATAGTCAAATCGGCTTAAAATGGAAGATCTTCCTCAGAGTCACTTGTATTATTAGTTTCGGGAGCCTCAACGTCTTCCTTTGATTCAAATTCAAGCACAACAAACTTAAAAGCACTTCTCTTTTTGCCATCTTTTTCGTATGGTTCATTGGACAGTTTAGCTTTTGTAATTATTACTCTGTCGCCTTCGTTAATATCCTTAAGCTGATTAAAACCTTTGCCAATTACTCTAGCGAACCAGCTACTGTTTATAAAATCTGTATTACCGTCCTTTTCAATCTTTTCAGATGTAGAAATCTGTAAATCAGCATATTTCTCTTTTTTGTCAATCTTCCATACTTTTGCATAAATCT